ATCCTGATGGGATATACATAAACCCTCAATGCTTCAGAGAAGAGGGAAATACCTTCATGAAACATAAGTACTATACGCCTGACCCCTGGGGCTCTCCGGGATGGAGAGATTATTGGAAAGTGCAGTTAGACAGATGTACCAATGGGTATAGCTCAGGGGGAGTAAGGATTACCGGACATCACTACTTTTATTTAAACTTTGCACAAATACAGATTTCTGAAGAAATATCTGAGAAAGTGGCAAAGAAGAAAAAGAAAATGCCTGACTTCTGGGATGGTGATTATAACTACTACTGGTCACTGGAGATTGCCAGATATGGTATTCTGACAGTGAATGAGGTTACAAAAGAAGAAAGAACTGTTATACAGACTCTTCCTACTCTGGAACAGGCACAGAGATTGAAAGCAGAACTTTCCAAGCTCCAGTTAAGCATCACCATTGAGCCGGATTATCTTACTGGTGGTTTTCATGTCATAGTGGGTAAAGCAAGAAGAAAGGGGTACTCCTACAAGAATGGTGCTATTTGCGCCAACACCTACAATACACAACCTGACAGTTTAACTCTGATTGGTGCCTTTGATAAGAAGTACCTGTATCCTAAGGGGACTATGGGTATGGCATCTGACTACATCAACTTTCTCAACAAGCACACAGGATGGAGAAAGAGCAGGGAATTTGTAGATAAGCAGGATCACAGAAGAGCCAGTTTTAAAGACACCATTGATGGGGTATCCAATGAAGATGGTTATATGTCAGAGATTATGGCTCTGACTTTTAAAGACAATCCGGATGCTGCCAGAGGAAAAGATGCTCAGTATGTATTGTTGGAAGAAGCAGGGGTATTCCCTAATCTGGAAGATGCATACATGGCTACTGCACCAGGTTTATCTGCAGGTAAGTATATCACAGGGCAGATCATCATATTTGGTACAGGTGGTGATATGGAAAGTGGTACAGTGGACTTTGCCAATATGTTTTACAATCCTTTTGAATATGGACTGCTGCCGGTAAAGAATATTTGGGATGACAATGCTGAAGAGACTAATTGCGGATTCTTTCATCCTATGTACTGGAATAGAGAGGGATACTATGATGAACAAGGTAATTCTGATACTGCAGCTGCCATAAAAGATGAAAAAGAGCACAGAGCAAAAATGCTCAAGAACTCTTCCAATGGTTCAGTGGTTTTACAGAAGAGAGTTCAGGAACACCCATTCTCTCCATCAGAAGCTTTTCTTACAGTAAGTACCAACAGTTTTCCTGTGGTGGAACTGAGAAACAGATTAAACCTGATTAACAGAGAAAATCTCAATGTCATTAAGGGGCAGCCAGTAAAACTATTCAAAGATGAAACAGGAAAAGTAAGAGCAAAGCCTTATATGAAAGATGATGAGCATCCTCCTGTCATCTGGAACTTCAAGCCAAAAACCAAAGACCTTACAGGATGTCCTGTCATTTATGAATATCCAATAGAGGGTGCACCAAAAGGTTTGTACAAAATTGGATATGACCCTTACAGACAGGATAGAGGTACATCCCTTGCGAGTATTATAGTAAAGAAAGGAACACATAAATACAGCTCTCTCAATGATGTTATTGTAGCTGAATACACAGGCAGACCTGAGGATGCTGATATGGTAAACAGAATATTTGAATTGTTCATTGAATTGTACAATACAGAAGGTATGCATGAAAATGAAGTGACTCATGTGAAGAGTTATTTCATGAGGAGAAAAAAGCTTCATTTGCTTGCTGCACAACCTGACAGGGTTATCAGTAAGAATGTGAAAGAAAGTAAAGTTGCCAGGGTATATGGTTGTCACATGAATGACCAGATGAAAGATGCAGGAGAAAAGTACATAAAAGGTTGGCTGCTCAGAGAAAGGGATACAGATGAAAATGGAAATGTGCTGACTACCATAGACTACATAAATTCTCCCGGACTTCTGGAAGAGTTGATTGTTTACAGTAGAAAAGGTAACTTTGACAGGGTTATGGCTATGATGCAGGTAATGTTTCAGGAAGAGGAGGAAGATTTAGAAAAAGAATATGGTAATAGCGAAAAGTCAAGCAATGCACAAGATGCAGCAGATTTGGTTGGTAAACTTTTCAGAAAAAATTGATATATTTACACATGGCAACTGAAGATATTGATTACAAAAGTCAGAGGCTTACACAAAAACAGAAGGATGCTAATGATAAGGCATGGTATAAAAAAATGCTTGACAGGCAACATGCCATGTCTTTTACCAGAGCTACAGGCTTAGGTGGAGTGAGCAATTACCGCAGAATGAAAATCAACTATGATTTGTTTAATAACATTCTGAATCCTTCTGACTTTGAATATGTGTGCCAGCCTTATGGAGCACAGGTAGGAGAGCTTCCTGCTACCATGACTAACAGGGATATTATTTCCGGTAAGATAAAGGTGATGCTCGGAATGGAGATGAAAAGACCTTTCTCCTGGAAGATACTTGCTGTCAATGAAGATGCCACTACCAGAAAAGAAGAAGCTGAGTTTGGCAAAATGAGAGAGTTTGTGGTGAACAGTGTGATGACACCACTGAAAAAACAGCTGATGCTGAAGCAGCAGGAGGAGATACAAGGCAGACAACTTACTCCTGAAGAGAAAAAACAAATGGAGCAGCAGCTTGAACAGGAGCTGGAAGCACAAACACCTGATGAGGTGAGAAAATACATGAGAAGAAAACACCAGGACCCTGCAGAGGCATTGTCACATCAGCTACTGGAGTATCTCATCAAGAAAGAAGAAATACCTGAAAAATTTAATAAAGGATGGAAGCATTCCCTGATAGCCGGCCCAGATGTTTACTGGGTTGGTATCATTAGAGATGAGCCTGCAGTAAAAGTAATTAATCCTCTCAGGTTTGATTATAACAAATCCCCTGACCTTGACAGAATAGAAGAGGGACAGTGGGCAAGTGCAGAATTTATGATGTCACTTTCTGAAGTGGTAGCTGCATTTGAGTTGGCTGAAGATGAACACCGGGAATTGGAGAATGGCTATCCTTATGGAGGAGCAAATCAGATTATAGATACTGACTGGACTTTTACAGAAAATATACATCACACAGCACAGACCATAAGAGTGGTGCATCATGAATGGAAGAGTGAAAGAAAAGTTGGATTTCTTAATTACAGAGACCCTGAAACAGGAGATGTTCAGATGGACATTGTAATGGAAGATTACAAGCTGAACAAAGATGCCGGAGATATTGATATTGAGTGGATATGGGTTCCTGAAAAACATGAAGGATACAAGATAGGAAAAGATATCTATAAGAACATGAGACCTGTTCCTGGTCAGTCTTTTGATTTGGATAATCTCTACAATTGTCCACTGTCCTATATAGGTGCGGCACATGATGATATGAACTCGTCTATCACTTGTCCAATGGACAGGATGAAGGGTTACCAGTACTACTACGATATTATCATGTACCGCATTGAATTGCTGATGGCATCTGATAAAGGAAAGCTTTTGATGATGAACATTAATGCAGTGCCTAAGAGTGCAGGTATTGATGTGGCTAAATGGATGTACTATGCTGATGCTGCCAAGATTGTATGGGCTAATCCAAGTGAAGAAGGAAATAAAAATGCTCAGGATGTAACACAACTTGCAAAAGAGATTGACATGTCACTGGCTTCTGACATCCAGAAGTATGTGGAACTTGCAGGATATATTGAAGAAAGATGTGGTAACTCAGTTGGTATTACCAAGCAAATGGAAGGTCAGATTGGACCTAATGATGCAGTGACTAATACCAAGCAAAACATGATACAAAGCTCTCATATTTTAGAGCCTTATTTTGAATTGCATAATACAGTAAAAAGAAATGTTTTGCAGCAGCTTTTAGATGTGGCTAAAGTGGCCTATACCATGAAAAAGCCAAGAAAACTGGCTTATGTGCTGGATGATATGTCCACTGCACTATTGAATATTGATCCGGAGCTTTTGGCAAATTCCACTTATGGAATATTTGTTAGCAACAGTTCAAAAGCATTTGAAGCAAAACAAGTGGCAGAGGGACTTGCACAGGCTGCCATGCAGAACCAGGCTATTGATTTGTCTGATGTGATTAAAGTAATCAGAACTGAAGGTATACAGGAAGCTGAAGAAGCACTGGTTGCCGGTGAAGATAAGAAACAATATCAGAAGATGCAGGAAGGTGCAGCACAGCAGCAAGGACAGGCACAACAGCAAAAAGCAATGATGGAACATGAGAAAGAGAAGTGGAAACATGAAGCTGATATGATTGTGCTTAAAGAAGGTGAGAGAAGAAAAACAGAGCTTCAAAAACAAGCTATGCTGTCTGTGGGCTTTGACCCTAATAAAGACAGTGATTCTGATGGAGAACCTGATGTACTGGAGATTTACAAACATGGTCTGGATGTAGAAATCAAAAGCAGACAACAGAAGTTGGCAGAAGATAAATTTGCTTATGGTAAAGAGCACGACAAAGAAAAAATAGCTTTGGAAAAGGAAAAAATAGCTGCTACGAAGCAGAAAAATAAAAAATAGCTATTACAACAAAAACTCAGAGTTTAAGAGAAAAACTTGAGTATTATTCATTTTAAAACTTAAATTTGTTTCAGACATGGTAAAGAAAGATGAAAAGCCAAAAAAAGTCTTACCCTTGGATCAGGGTGATTTTTGGCAAGAAGAAAATGTGGGATTTTTCGGAATAGACCCACCAAAACCAGCAAAAGATGAAAAGGCTGTTGAAGAGTTAAA